ACCCTTCTATAATAATAGATGGTTTAGAACCAAATTATGAAGAAATGCCAACTTTGTCCGGAGAGTTTTCGGTAATTGGTCCAAAACCTTCTAACTATTAACAATAATATTTATAAAATATATAATAATTATATGCTTAAAAGACAAACAAATGTTGGTCAAAAACCTTCATTATTTGAAACAATTAGTAAAAATATTAGTTCTTTTTTTAGTATAAAACCAGTAATTAATAATTTTTCTAAAACTACTCTTCCTAGAACTTTATCAAATCCAATAAAATCATCAACCAATCCTATTGGTAAAATTCCTATAAATAGTTCTAGAAAAAATAGTTCTAGAAAAAATAGTTATGTAAAAAGTCCTAGAGAAGTTAGTTCTATAGTAAAAAGTTCTAGAAAAAATAGTTATGTAAAAAGTCCTAGAGAAGTTAGTTCTATAGTAAAAAGTTCTAGAAAAAATAGTTCTATAGTAGATAGTTCTATAGTAGATAGTCCTAGAGAAGATAGTTCTATAGTAGATAGTTCTATAGTAGATAGTTCTAGAAATAGTTATGTAAAACCCTCAGTTACAATTAAAGAAGATGCATCCGACAAAGAAAATTATACTCTTGTAACTAGAGATAGAGATTTTATTTTAGCAATTGATCATAATTCAATTGATGAATATTCATCTCGTATAAGACCTGATTTAGAAGTAAACATTAGAAATATGGCTTTTATAATGGTATTTGATGAAAGAACACAAGAAATAGAAATAAGAATATTACAAAGTAATGACAAGGATAATGATGTAATTCGTTCATTATCACCTCAATTAATAGTACAACATAAAATAGATATTATTACAAATTTTTTGAGAGAAGCTCAAAAAATGAATATACCACTTCAGTTTCCTTGTATTGGATATTCAAATGTTCCTCATAGTGATGGAGATACAATATCAGCATATCATAAAGATAATATAGTTTCTATTGTAATTCACGGATCAATTAAAAATAAGTTGGATGATATTATTAGTAATTTTGGTATTTCAAGGCGTGTAGATCTTTCTTTTTTTAAATATAAATCTGATTGTGTTTCTACAACTATTAAAATCTTTTATAATGGAGAGGAAATAGAAATTAGATTTAATGCTTGTCCTACAACAACATTAGCAATTAATAATATAATTAATGATCATAGTAAACCATTTATTATAAAACAAGATAAAGGAAAAACATATACTGCAGATAGAACGAGATTAAATAAAAAAATATTATCAGGCATTCATAAACATAGAAGCCTTAATAGAATTGGAGTAAAATTTCTTAGTCCTGATCAATTAACTGAGATTAACAGATTAGGTGGAATTTATTTAACAACTTTTAGAATTTCTTTACCAGAACAAAAGAGAGAATTTTTTGTGCGTACTTTAAGTACACAACTTGGTAAAACAATACTTGAAGGAGGAAAAAGAAAAAGAAAAAGAAAATTAACAAAAAAGAATATTAATAATATTTCTAAAAGAATATAAATATGGAAGCAATTTATGCAATTGATATAAATTATGGATTATCTCAAAAAGGAAATATTCCTTGGAAATCTAAAAAAGATATGATTTTTTTTAAAAATAAAACAAAATATAATATTGTAATTATGGGAAGAAATACTTATTTCTCTCTATCAAAGCCATTAGAAAATAGATTAAATATTGTTTTAACAAAAACCCCACATATATATTCAGATGAATTGAAAAAGTATGATAATGTAATATTTACAAATAATTATAATATAGATTTAATTTCTGTTGAAAGAGAGAAATATCCATTTTTACAAGAAAATTATAAAATATTTATTATTGGAGGAAAACAAATTTATGAAAAGTTTATTCCATTTTGTAAATATATTTGGATAACACATTTGAAAAAAAATTACTCGTGTGATTTATTTATAAATTATGATTATTCGACAAATTTTCAAAAAGAGGTAATAGATGAAAATGAAGAATTTATAATTTATAAATATACAAATGCATATTATATATCTTTATAATATAAATGTTTACTAATAGAGATAGAAAAAAATATAAAGAAGAAAATATTGGTATAGAAAAGATTTTACCAACCCATAGTACAAGAAGACATAGAATATTTAATGCATTTACAAAAAAGGCATTTGGTACTTCTGTTTATACGAGAGAAGAATTAGTATCTTTTTTTAGATCATTAATAAGAATTAATTATTACAATTGTAAAGGGAAATATATAAATAATGATGGTATTGTAAATACAGCTACTTATTGTAAAGAAGATCTAGACAACTTTAAATTACTAGGAAATAAAATAAAAATTAAGGTTACATGTGAAGATAATAAAATGAAAGAAATAAAATTAAAATATTTTTTTAGAAAAATGCATGATATGGGATATTATTTAAAAGATACATTAGTAAATGATGAAAATGTTGATAAATGTATGATTAATGATTTATTATCATTTTTAAAAATGAATGATATAGATATTGAAAAACTATTACCTCATATAATGTTAGGATATAAAATGTTAGATAATTTTCATAATTTGGATCAATCTAAAACTGGTACAAAATATGTAGATGAACTAGTTAGTCAAAATGTAGACAGAACTACAAAAACTAAATTAACAAGAAGATATTCATATAAAAGACCAAATCAAGAAGGTTTTGGACTTTGTTGGGCTTGGGCATCTGTTAGAATGGTCATAAAATTTATTCAAAATATTATTAAATATCATCCGCATAATGAAATACTTGATATTGAATTATCAAGAAATGAAATGAATTATATTTATGAATTTAATAATTTTACAAATTTTTTTAAAAATTTGAAATTAATAATTCCTGACCATAATTATAATGAAAATAATATAAAATTAAAAAATATAACCATTTATGTTTTTTTGGTTTTATTAATGGATCATTATAATCATAATAATAGAATTCAATTAAATGATGAATTATTATTAAATCCAACTAAAGAGACAAAAAAAAGAGGTATACTAGGGGGTATGGATTTTATTCGCCCTTTTTTAAAAGGAATTAAAAATATTAAAAAAACAATACAAAAATTAAATTTTTTCAATAGATTTACATTTGATAAAGTTCAACAAAATATTATAATTGAATTTTTTGATGAATTTCAAAATTATATGAATGATTATAATTATCAAATAAATGTTAAAAATTTTAAAATAAATCTTACTAAAATAATTGAAATTAATGATATTGATAATTTTGATGTAATAATTCCCAAAAATGAAAAAAATTTAATGAATATTATAGATATAATTATAGATATAATTAAAGATTTTAATTTATATGTATATATTGGTTTAGATTTAGCATATTTACCTTTTTTAATTAATCCAAAACATCTTGATAAACATCCCCGCCATGCATTAGTTATTACACGATACAATTTAAAAAATAATGAGTTTACTATAGAAAATTCTTGGGGTAATAAACTTTCTACTTTTATACTTACTAAAAAAGAACTAATTAAAACAATAACAGACAGTAATGAATTTATTATACAATATATTTATCCATTGCATTATAAAGGATTTTTTAAAGGTTATAAAACTGTAAGTAAGAAATTTGTTCAAAGTACATCTTCTTTAAATGATGATATGTATGAACCTGTAAAATCTAAAATATCTCATCATCGTACTTCAAAACGTCATACTTCAAAAAGGAGTTCTTCGCCTGAACATAAGTCGCCAAGAGACATATTCCCTAAACAGAGTTCACTTCTGGATTAAAATACTCGTTGTTCTAAGTTGCATATAATAGACCACAATTACCTCCAATAAAGTTAACTACATTATATCTCTCTTCGTACACAACTAAATTATAATTATAATCATAAATTCTCCATGTTGGTTTATTAATTCCAATAACATTTCCTGATTGTGGATCACAAATAACTAAACTTTGTGCATTTGGATCAACTGGAGGTGTAATCGTAACTGTTTCCAATTCAATATTATTAAAACGGCTCATATTCATAGCTCCACTTGGTTGTAACTCTAAATTGGAAGAATTTAAACAGAAGTTATACAAATAAACACCATTTATTCCGGATCCGGATGCTCTTGTATATTTTTCAATATAATTGAAAACACCAGCAGGTTGTATGTTCTCTCTATAAATGCCATCCATTAATACTCCCATAGTAATTAATATATTTTTTGTATTTTCAAAGCTAGCATTTCCTGTAATCATCCATCCGGTTGAAAATCCACTTGTATTTACTCCTGGTCCAATATTTATATTATTGCCAGAACGGGTTATTGTCCATGTTCCATTAGTAGGTGCTTGAATAAGATCGTTTGGTAAATAAGAATAAGGCCAATTTGTATAGTTGCTCCATTCATTTCTTAAATTAACATCACTTCTTTGAAAGTAAAACATCCAATCTGTAATCATTCCAATAGAATCTAAAGTAATTCGATTAGATCCAGTAACATTATAAAATATTTGTTCTCTAACTTGCTTGAATAAATATTTTTGTTCTTGTAAAGCAAATATTCTAGACTCTTCATTAGAGAGAAATCCATAAGTACAAATTAAATGAATGTCTGCATTCCATAATGTTCTTGTATCAAGATAAGAAGAAACTCCTAATTCAACATCAGGAGGGGTTTGAAGAAAACGATAAAATTGCATATAATACAAATTAAAGTTAGGAGAGATATATGGAAAGTTATTTGGAAAATCATATACATCTCTTA